CAATGTATGAAACAGAATATGAGGTGAAAGAAGATTATCCTGATGCTATTAAAATTACAAAAGTATCTTAACAATATTAAAAGGAGTTATGAAATATCATGGCACGTATGAACCAAAAAGAAGAAGAGCTTATCCTAAATACAGTCAATCATATAACAAAGTGTGTACGTTATATGTCTGAATGCTATACCCTTGAGCTTGATGATCTGGGTAAGATGGATAAGTTAGCTGATAAACTAGCTGAATGTTTTGGTAAAAAATGGGTGCGAGAGAATTGGTATTCTGATTATAAAGTTAGTAGTCAAAAAGAACTTAACTTAGATAACATTACTAAAATGCATTGATGTTATCAATGTTCATTCGGCTCGTCCCCTCTTTTGAGGGACGATCCTCACTCATAACTTAAAGGTAAAGACAATGCAAATGTTTGATAGAACTAATCTTGACTTTAATGTAGAAACTTTTAATATTCCTGATGTACCTAAAGAACTTGGTAAAGTTCTTAAACGTACTGATACAGGTAAGCCTTTGGCTATTGTATCTGATAGTTATACACCTGTTCAATACACAGAAATTGTAGATCATATTGAAGATGCTTTGACTATTGCATCTGAAGATGAGAATACAAAACTAGATCTTTCTGAAACGGAATTTACTGTAGATGTATTAGATGGTGGGCAACAGCTAGAGCTTAAAGCTAGGTTTCATGGTCAGAAAACTTTTCTTGATCAAGGTGCTGGACATCTTGGAAGCTTTGGTAGAAATCAAGATGAACTTGTTATACCTGAATTTGTATTTCGTACTTCTCATAATCGTACATGGGCTAACAATGGTATGATGGGTGTATGGCGTTCTAAGTGTTGGAACACTCTGGTATCTGGTAATAAGCTAGCTCATGTATATGGTAGACACAGTAAGAATTTTGATATCGTAGGATTTGCTGCAAAGATTAGTAATGCTACTAAGTATATTAGTGGTGATGGTATTGAACAAATGAAGTTGTGGTATAATACGCCAGTTAAGCGTGATGATGTTATTAGTTTGTTTAAAGAAACAGTTGCCAAGCGTTTTGATAATGTTGAACGTAAAAATGTTGGCAATAAAATCATGCTATCTAATCTTATGAAGATCTTTGATGAAGAAAGTAGACACATCACTGGTCGTGGTGCTTACGATAAATACGCTACCAACACAGGAGGTACACTTTATAATGTGTACAATGCTGCTACTTATTGGTCTTCTCATCCTAGTTTAATGTCAGGTAAATCTGGTGGTGATTTTTATTACGGTAAAGATACCAAAGATATCAAAGAAAATCGTAACACTGTTAAGTTGCGAGAAGACAGAGTATCTGACATGATTAATTCACTTCAATGGAAGGAACTTGAAGCAGCATAGTGGAGGTGCGATGTCATATATTTTAGTAGAGTATAGCACTGATGATTTTGGTTCCGGTATCTTTGAAAGCATTACACCAATGACAAACGATGCCGGGACCAAGATTGAAATCTTTAAGAGTGAACAAGACGCTCTTAAAGTTTTGTACGATCTACAGTCTTCTGTACCGGATATCTATGATTATGATATGGATATAAGTGTTGAACGTATCCATTGATTTTTTTGTTGACATCCCTATATAAGACATGTTAGAACTTAATAGTCATTACAACTGGAAAGGAATACAATGACTGTAATATCAGGTACTGCTTATTGGGCTTCAATTTCACAGCCCAACACTACGTTTGAACCTTGCTGGACTATTGATGTATCTCTGGATGCTGAAGGCATTGCTAAAGTTAAAGCTGATGGACTATCAGTGAAAAACAAAGGTGATGAACGTGGTGATTTCGTAACCATTAAGCGTAAAGTAGAAGGAAAGAATGGTGCTAACCAAGCACCTGAACTTGTAGATTCTCAACGCCAGCCAATGTTTAATACATTGATTGGTAACGGATCTAAAGTTAATGTTCTTTACCGTCCATACGATTGGACATGGAAGAACAAAGAAGGTAGGTCTGCTGATCTACAAAAAGTACAAGTGACTGAACTTGTGCCATATTCATCTGATGGTGAAGTTGAAGATTTCGATGTTGTGGAATCAGGCTATACATCTGACGATGATATTCCTTTTGCATCATAACCTGAAAGGGGAGTCACGTTCTGTGGCTCCCCCTAATTTCCTATGCCTAAAAAAAATATTAATACTTTAGTAAAAGATATTTATAATCTTTTTGATGACGGCAGTCTAACAAAAAAACAACTTGAAAAACTGCCAGAACATCTGAATAAATTTGCTTTAGAAGTTTGTAGTCAGATTACACTATCTCTTTGTGAAGATAGAAAAGAAGATAATAAATTAAGATTGTCTGCGATAGGTAAACCTAATCGCCAACTTTGGTATAGGTCTAATTTAAAACAAAAACAAAATCCTTTACCGGCTTCCACAAAAATTAAATTTTTATATGGTCACATTCTTGAAGAGCTTCTTCTTCTTTTAACTCGTATTGCTAATCACAGTGTAGAAGAAACTCAAAAAGAATTAAACATAGAAGGTGTTAAAGGTCATCAAGATGCTGTAATAGATGGTGTTCTTGTTGATTGCAAAAGTGCTTCAGGAAAAAGCTTTGAAAAGTTTAAACATAATAGACTTTATGAAGACGATCCTTTTGGATATATATCTCAGATATCTGCATATGCCCAAGCCAATGATGTTGACGAAGCTGCTTTCTTAGCTATTGATAAATCTACTGGTGAAATATGTTTAACCCCAATACATTCATTGGAAATGATTAATGCTAAAGAACGTGTTGCATATCTTAAAAAGATGGTTTCAGACAATAGTATACCTGACAGGTGCTATTCCGATATACCTGATGGTAAGTCTGGCAACTATAAGCTTCCTATTGGTTGTGTTTATTGCGACTATAAAAGAGAGTGTTGGGCAGATGCCAACGATGGTCAAGGGCTTCGTGTATTTAATTACTCAAAAAATAAAAGATACCTTACAAAAGTAGCAAGGCTCCCAGAAGTTGAAGAAATAAAAGAATAATGCATTGGAAGTATACTAAAAAAGTAAAACCAGATCCTGATAAATATTTTGGTTTTGTCTACAAAATTACTAACAAAAAAACAAAACAAGCTTATATAGGATGCAAGCAATACTTTATAAAAAGAAATAAAAAAAATGTAGCATCTAATTGGAAAGAATATATGGGATCTTCAAAAGCTTTGCTTGAAGATATTAAAAAAATAGGAAAGAAAAATTTTCAGTTTGAGATAATAGATCAGTACGAAAACAAAAGAACCATGAAATATTATGAGCTTCACTATCAAATGAAGCTTGGTGTGTTGACAAAAATACTTGACGGAACAGATAAGTATGCCTACTATAACAATTATGTAGGCGGAAGATTTACCAGACCCATTAAAGGAGCAGATGATATGGTAGAAATTGATAAGGAAAAACAATTACTTACCAAACAAGTAAACACATTGAAACGACAGTTAGACCGCTCACAAAAAAGGATTGATGTTTTGACTAAAGACTTGGAAAAAATTCGTGGTATTGGTGCTGATGAATCATGGAAAAAACAAAATCAAAACGTAATAGATTTTCAAGCTTATCGAGAAAGAATTAAAACAAACAAAGAAGAATATAATGCGCTACATGATTTCATGATTGAGTGTGGTTATAATCCACATGATCAAGAAGATGTAGCCCAGTTTTGGGAAGATATAGAAGAAAGCGCAAGCTAATATAATGACTAAAAATCTTTGGCAAAAAGAGAGAAAACAAATTTTTAAAGAACTTACCCTTCAATATCAGAATGAAGGATATGATTCTAAAACTTCAAGACGACTTGCCAAAGAAGAGTTACAAGATATGTTGGCTGATCAAAATCAATTTATTCAGAACATTCAAAATGATATTGATGAGTATAATTAATACGGTCAACGCCCCCTTTTCATGCGGGGGCGCTGCCCGTGAATAGCATTTGGAATATTGTATTAAAACATAACGATAAGAAAAAAGTTATGGAGAAGCATAAAACTTATAAATTAGCTAAAGAAGCTCTTGATTATCGTTATATGTTATGGTATCATTTAGGATCTGATCCTGATTTTAAATACTCTGTAGAGAAAGTCAAAGAAAATGAATGATATTTTAATTGTAATAGAAAAAAGAAAAGGACGACAATCTCCGATAATTACTTTTAAAGAACCTTTTAATAATATGGAAAGAATAGATCAAATTGAAACTTTAGTTTCTATAGAAAGGGAGGTAAAAGCAAAACGAAGTAATATCGCTAATGATATATTTCAATATAGCAAAGGTAGATGGTAATGGCCGAAGGCTGGTTAAAGAGAGGTCCATGTCCTGAATGTGGATCGAGTGATGGGAATGTCCAACATAGCGATGGGCATTCTTTTTGTTTTGTTTGTGAGACACGCTTTTCTAATAACGAGGATTTTAATATGGAAACGAATACCGTACTAACACATAAACCATCTTCTTTAAAAACTGGAGGTTATTTAGCAGCCTTAACTGATCGTAAGATTTCTGAAAACTCAGCCAAAGTTTATAATACATATGTAAATGATAATGGTGGTACTGATCAGAGCCATCACATCTACAAATACTTTAATGAAAGTGGTGAACATGTAGCTTCCAAAATTAGAAAAACAGAAAACAAAGACTTCTGGGTTGAAGGAGATTTATCTAAAGCTGTTCTATTTGGTGAAAATTTATTTGGTAAAAGCGGAAAGTATGTTACCATAGTAGAGGGTGAACTGGACGCCATGAGCGCCTATGAGTTGCTTGGTTCTAAATGGCCTGTAGTATCTGTAAAGAATGGCGCACAATCAGCGGCTAATAACTGCAAGAAATCTTTTAATTTTCTTAATAGTTTTGAAAACATTGTTATATGTTTTGATAATGATAAGCAGGGAAAAGATGCAGCCCAAGATGTAGCTAAGATATTTGAACCTAACAAATGTCGCATTGTTAATTTAGATCTTAAAGATCCTAATGAATATCTTAAACTAAATCAGCGAGAAAGATTTACTAAATCATGGTGGAACGCAGAGCCTTATACCCCTGCTGGTATTATTAATCTAGGTTCTTTTGGTGATGAACTTTTTGAAGACGACTACTGCGATACTTGTCCTTATCCTTGGGAAGGTTTGAATAAGAAAACATATGGTATCCGAACTGGTGAGCTTGTATGTTTTACATCTGGTGCTGGTATGGGTAAATCAAGTATCATTCGTGAACTTGCACACCACCTTCTTAAAAATACCAAAGATAATATTGGATTCTTTGCCTTGGAAGAGAGTGTTAAGAATACTGTATTTCACTTAATGTCTGTTGAAGCTAACGCTAGGTTGTATATTAAAGAAATTAGGGATCAATATAATTTAGATGAACTCAGAGATTGGCGTAATAAAACTGTAGGTACGAATCGTTTCTTTGCCTTTGATCATTTTGGTAGTATCAGCAACGATGAAATACTTAATCGTATTCGTTTCATGGCTAAAGCTATGGATACAAAGTGGGTAATACTAGATCATTTATCTATCCTAGTATCTGGTCAGGAAGACAATGGAGATGAGCGTAAGTCTATTGACATATTAATGACTAAGCTTAGATCTTTGGTTGAGGAAACAGGAATATCTTTATTGCTTGTAAGCCATCTAAGAAGGCCAATGGGTGATCGAGGCCATGAGGATGGTCGTGAAGTATCTCTTTCACATCTACGTGGTTCAGCAGCTATTGCACATCTATCTGACTCAGTGATAGCTTTGGAACGTAATCAACAGGCTGATGATCCTATTGAAGCTAATACAACTGTATTACGCATATTGAAGAACAGGTACACTGGAGATACAGGCATAGCTACTTACTTGCATTATGATAATGAAACTGGTAGAATGTCTGAAATAGAACGTACCGACCAAATGGAGGACGACGAATATGATCAAACCCTTTGATAAAGATTTATACGATAAGTCAGATCCTCCTGCTAAAAAAGCAATGATAAAATGGTTAAACTTAAACGGATATGTAAACATAGATGATAAAGAAACAATGTCATTTGATTTAGTATGTAATAAGATTGATCATGATATTTCTACAATTAAACCAAGAGAATATTTTTATGAAGTTGAAATAAAATATTCTTGGAAAGGTAAGTGGCCTGAAAATTGGAAAGATATACGCATACCTTTTAGAAAGAAAAAATTAATTGATCGTTGGCAAAAAGAATTTCCAAAAGATAAACTAACATTTGTTGTGTTTAGAAATGATTGTAAACAAGCGTGGCATATTTCAGGAGAGACTGTTGCAGAAAGTGAAATTAAAAAAGCCTATGGTCCCAATACAAGAAATGAAAATTACTTCCATATTAATATAGAGGATGCCAAGCTAGTAGATATGTAATGAAAGCAATCATAGATATTGAAACTGATTCACTAAATGCAACAAAGATACATTGCATTGTTTCAAAAGATTATGATACAGGAGAAATAAAAACATGGGTACTTGATGAATGTGAAAACTTTCCAAAGTGGTCACAAAAAATAGATCAATTTATTATGCATAATGGGGTGTCGTTTGACGCCCCTATTCTTAATAGAATATTAAATTGTGATATTAAAGTTAGCCAAGTAAGGGATACACTTATTGAATCACAACTATTCAATCCAATACGAGAAGGCGGTCATTCTTTGGAAGCATGGGGTAATCGTTTAAACTACAATAAAGGAGACTTTAATGAGTTTAAATCATACAGTAAAGACATGCTGGAATATTGTATCCGTGACGTAGAACTTACTTGGAAAGTTGCACATCAATTAGAAAAAGAAGGCAAAGATTTTTCAGAAAAATCTATAAGGCTTGAACATAACATACGCACTATAATAGATCAGCAACAACGAAATGGTTTTGCTTTTAAAATAAGAGAAGCTACAGTTTTACTGGCTCAATTAGAACAGGAAGAAAGAAAGCTTGAGGAAAAAGCTCAAGAAATATTTCCCCCAACCGAAGTACAGTTAAAGACTAAAGTCAAGTACATACCTTTTAATATAGCAAGCAGAAAACAAATAGCAGAACGTCTTCAACAAAAAGGATGGAAGCCAAAACAATACACGGATAAAGGCAATGTCATAGTTAATGAAAAAATATTAAATGAAATTAACATGCCAGAAGCTAAAATGTTTAGTAGGTTTTTTTTACTACAAAAAAGAACCGGACTATTGAAATCATGGATAAAAGAATGTGAAGAAGATGAAAGAGTACGAGGTAAAGTTCTTACATTAAAAACTATTACAGGAAGAATGGCACATCATAGTCCTAACATGGCTCAAGTACCTGCCGTCTATAGTCCATATGGAAAAGAATGCAGGGATCTATGGACAGTTAGTGATCCCAACAAATATTCACTGGTGGGTACAGATGCTTCTGGTTTAGAACTTAGATGTCTTGCTCATTATATGGGTAATAAAAAATACATAGAAGAAGTTTTGGATGGAGACATACACACAGCCAATAT